CAATCATCATCACTAGCAACAGACCTTTGCGCGAAGCGCTTTTTAAGCAACGCACACAGGTGCGGCAGCACCTGTGGGCGTGGCCTCAATCTCTCGCGCACGCGCAGCGCCCCTGAGTCGTCTCTCTTGGCGGGTATAGTATTACCCCGCCAAGCGACTCATCGACTCAGAGGTTATAAAAGGAATCGGCTCAACTGAGTCGTTTCATTTCATCATGGCCTTCCGACGGAGACGGACGTATCGTCGACGCTTGCCGCGTCGGCCACGATACGTTATCACCAAGCGCTTTCGTCCGCGTTACCAACGGCAACGTTATCGGACAAGGAAGCAATTAAACGCAGGCGATAAATATTTTACTCGCATGCATTACTCCTCTGAGCTTAGGATCGTAGCTAACGATCCCTCTACTTACTCTAGGCAAATGAGGATCTATATGTCGTGGTTTTCAAATTTTATTGACTTCAATCAAAATTGGAGTCAATACAAAGTTCATAAAATAGTTATGAAGTTTACTCCTATGTTCAACAACACGCAAGTTAATGACGCAGTAGGAAACTACGCAGTGGCTGTAATGAACACAGGGTTAGGTTTCGGGGGGACGGACGAGAATTCATCTACAATAATAGAAGAAAATCGCATGTCATACGAGCAGTTAGTCGCAATACCATCAACTAAGATAAGAAAAGCAACCAAGGCCGTAACTCTAGTCTTCAAACCAAAAATAGCAAACACTACAGGTGTAGTTCTAGGAGAGAGCAGTTATGTTCATAACAACAATCTTATCTATCACCCATGGATATCTACTCTACGAGCGTCTACTAATGCAAACAAAGTACCGCAGTTATACGGAGCATACTTTGCGCATCAAGGCACTGCAAATGAAGCTGTTCCTCAAGAAATAAATTATATGGTTGACGTGTTCGCATACGTTACGTTTAAGGGATATAGGTTACCTGTTAGTAGCAAACAAAAAATTAGGCAATTAAATCCTGTTCCCGAACCAGATATGACCGATATGTAAAAAGTTTTATTTTAATTTCTTAAATAAAGTTACATTTGTTATACGTCTTTCGAGAGCACTTATGTCAAAGGTGTACCATTCTTTCATAGGTTTATTAGAGGTTATATAAATAGTTTTAGCTAGGAATTGTTGATAGCCAAATTTCACAGGGACTCTATGGGGGTATCTGTCAGTAATTCGTAGCAGTTCATCGTATTTAATCCATCCATAAAAGTCATCAATGATGACATTGGGTTGTCCGGTGTAACCATCCCACCACTTCCCTCTAGGCTTATAGTAGGTAGGTGTTGATCCACATAGTTCTGCACATTTTCGTGATTTTCCTGTTCCCGTTTCGCCAATGTAGACAATAACTTCAGTCTTCCAGTCTCGCAAGGTTGATTCGCCCAAAATTTCAGTAAATCTTTGTAAGCCTCGGTGATGTCTGACAAAAGTTTCGGGTTCGTTAAGAGCGATGGTTCGTAACGGAGTTCCAGATTTAAGTTCTTCGCATACCATATACAGAGTTGAATATTTCCCCTTTGGAAGTGTTCCCCTCGTTTCATAATCGCCCGATTTTGTACAATAATCATAATTCTGTTGAGGACTTCCTTTAGCTGGTTCAATGTGGGACTTGCCACCAATTGCTTCTTTAACACTTGCAAAACGCTTCCGTTCATTGAATAGGCAGTATCCCTGAAGGTGTTTAGTTCCCGTTGTAGGACATACTTCTTTCCCGACCACAATAAATTTACAAATATCTTCGCATCGGTTGAAAATTCCATTGAGAGTTTGTTCGTCGTAATTGTTGTATGTAAAGCACCAACCTTTCTTCTGAGCCAT